TCATTGCTCGCGGCAGCGCAGCCATTCGCCCTTGGCATTTCGCAACTGTTCCCAGCCGTTGTTTAGGCGGCGCATTGCGGTGCCCCCCATGCAGGCAGCGCCCAGCTGCTTTGCCTCGGCGCTCCCGTAGGCTGGCATGCGAACAATCTCGCTCGATGGCGTTGGTAACCCTTGGCGACGCGCCTCGCCCTGTATCAGGGATCGCTCAATGTCCGCGCAATAGATCCGGATGCGTGGATCAACGTGTTGTTGGCATTTCAGAGGCTCTGCGCCAAGGTTGCTCGCCTTCGGTGTTGGCGGCGTGTACCTGGGCGGTGGCTGTGGACCGGTGGCCGAGCGTAGTTGTTGCGCATGCGCAGGTGCCCACAGCAGCAGTAGAGCCAGCACTAGGCCTGATCGAATGTCCATTTCGCCCCAAGGTTCGGGGGCATGGTATCCCATTGCGAAAATCAGAAGCTCGCCGGATATGGCGGCGTCTCTGGGAACGTGCCCATGGGGCGCTTCCCAACTGCTATTAGGGTGCTCCCGTTCGCCGCGGCGGTGGTCGGCTGTGTCTCGCTCGCGCTCGTCACAGGCGACCCCGCCGCAGCCTTTATGCGCGCGGTCGTAGCATCGGACTGCTCGCCAAACGGGTCCACGGGCCAAGTCGTGGCGATAATCTCATGCCCCTTAGCGCTCAGTAACACGCCGAATTCGGTTCGCTTCACAGACCAGCCCAGCGCCCACAGCTGCTCAGTGGTGAATCGATCGAGCACTTGCCCGCCGCCTGACGCGCGAAACTCCACGATGTCGCGCTGACCGTACCACCCGGCGTGCCTCGCCCTGGCATTGGCCGCCATGTCCAAAATGTACTGAACGCCCGCAGGAAGCTTCTCCTTCGCCTTGGGTGTCTCGACCTTTGTGACCACCGTGGCCGGCTGAGCACCCGGCGCGTGCGCTATCGCGGGAATTGCGGCCTTCTGCGTCTTGACAACTTCCTTTAGCTTGCTCTCCTCGCCTGTGGAACCGTCTGCGAAGAAGAACCGCAGGAACATCACCACGCCAATGACAAGCGCGAGGCCCATTACGATTGATGGGCCGCGCAGGGTCTTCCACAAAGTGCGCGTGTTTCCCTTGTAGACCTCATTGGACTCGATGCCAGGCTGCACGCCGTGGTACAGCTCCCATATGGCCGGATCATACTTCCGCACCTCGGTGCCAACGGTTTCGTATTTGCCGGTGCCGGTGGCAGCGTAGAACCTCACCGAGTAGCGCTGATCGGACCCCAGCGCGTCGAGCTTGGTATACGTGTTCTTCTTCGCCATGCGGCGGATGATCAAGCGATGCAGGTCTTTGCAGTCCTGCGAAATGATCACCATGTCCAAGCTGATATGGCCGTGCTTGGCGAAGAAGTTTGCAGTGCGCTCGGGCAGGTTGGCGCGATTGGTAGGCCAGTATTCGTGTGCCTCATCGATCACGATCAGTGCGTGCTTCTCGATATGCGGAAACGAAATGGCGCCATCGTTGTCGGTGTCGCATACGCACCAATCAACCACTTCCTTGTCGCCCATCACGTGCACCAGGTCGCGCACCTCTTCTTCAGGCATGCCCAGGTGCGCGGCGATCTTGTCGAGGCTCTCCCCTACCCCGTTTAGGCGCACGTAGACATGGCGCTTAGCGCGCAATGCAGGAAGGATGTGATGCAGAACCGCCTCGTAGCTCTTGCCGCTGCGCGGCAAGCCTTCATGGCCGAAGATCATTTCGTTACGTCCACTGGAAGAGAGTGAGGAACACCCGCACAAGGCGGAATACAAGTGCAGCCGTCAACACAGCGATAGCCTCACCTACGCGCAACTGGGCAACGATGAAGGCGGTCCACGGCCCCGCAGCGTTGAGCATTGCGCAGAAGCTGATTTGCGATAGGAAATCAGGCGCTGGAATCAGGTACACGATGGCCTTGACGAACGACAGCACCAGCTCGATGAAGTCGGTCTGCAGATCCGTCATGAAGTCGGAGAAGTCCGCCCACAACGACGTGATCTGTTCCTTTGCCCACGTGGTAAGGGCGGTGACCGGCCCTACCCCATCGGCATATGCCCACGAAGCTGACAGCACGAGCACAATCAGCGCAGCAGCCAGCACGATCAGATGATTGCGCCTCATAGCAGTGCCCACCTCAGCGCCACGATGCCCATGCCTGCAAGGAAGACAAATCCGGCGTACTGGAACAGCTGTAGCAATGGGCCAGAGCACAGCGAGGCCAGGTCAAACTTGCCTGCGTACTGTCCACCATCCCACGTTGCAGTCGGACAAGTGCCACCGCCTGTGCAGCTGCCGAAGAAGCCTTTGACCTTCGACAAGATCGGGGCGCCTTCAATGGCCGTCTTGAACTCCGCTATCACCTGCTGAACCGTCTTGCCGGACTTCTTGTAGAGGCGCCCTGTCGTTGGTCCCGGCGCCCCTCCGTCACCGCCCTCGCCCGTTCCCGGGCCCGGTCCGGGCCCCGCACAGCCATCCGGGTCTTTGCAATCACCATCCCCGTCGCCGTCCCCATCACCATCACCATCACCGGGCCCGGTGCCACCGCCGCCATCACCGCCCCCGCCGTCGCCACCCCCGCCGTCACCTCCACCATCGCCACCCCCGTCACCGCCGCCGTCACCTGGGCCGGTTCCGCCTCCATCTCCCCCGCCTTCACCCGGGTCGGGCGTAGTAGGCGCAGGGTGATCGTCTGTCGTGCAGGTGGCACCGGTGGGAGAGAAGAGGCGTCCGGTTGGCGACTGTGCATAGAGCGAGCCACTGTATGCGCAACCATCGCTGCAAACGCTGTCGAGGCCGGTGCTACCGCCCCCTTCCAACTGGTTTCCTCAGGTCGCGCGGAGCACACGCCGCTGTAGTAGAACGACTCCACCGCAATCTGGCGGTAGTTGACGCATTCGGCGCCCGTAATGCCACCGACAAAGGTGGTAGGTCCAGATGCAAGCACACAAGCTGCATAGCCAGGGCGACCCGCCGCCTGTCGTTGCGAGTAGGCCATTGCCGCAGCGTAGGCCTTACCTTGATCGCATTCTGACTCAGATCGGCACGGCTCAGCAGCACGGACGCCCATGGGGATCCAGTAGCTGCCTAGCAGTACTGCTATCAGCAGTATCAGGCGTGTCACTGGCTGGCCTCATTGAATGCCAGGGCGACCGCATGACCAGCAAGACCGCCAATGAACGCAAAGACCATGCACACAAGCATCGTCACTCCTCCCTTTCCGGTGCGCCGCAGAAGACGCACTCGCCGCCGTCATAGTCATGGCCAGTGTCAGCGCACACGGCCTCTTCAACCTCTCCCGCCTCATCGTCAGCGTGTTCGTCCGCGTCCTGTTCCTCGCGGTCCTCAAAGAAGCCTGCGATCTTGTCGACACACCATCGCCCGAACCAAGGGAGCGCCATCAACGTGCCGGCACTAACAATTGCTGCCACCACCTGTGCGACGGATAGCCCGAGGAACACCCCACTGAAGTCCATCACCCACCCCTAGTAGTCGATGACGGCGCGGCACTCCATGCACCACAGGTTGCCGTCGTCCAACACGGTCACGTCATCGCCACCACACTCAGGGCACCAATCGTCCTGGCACTCATCGGCGCTCACGTCATCGGGCTGTGTCTGCATAGGAATCGGGGCCGGTTTCCCAGCCCCTCCCCGTCACAATTCTCCCGCGATCAGCGGAAGAAGGTGGCGACCTTGTTGGTCGCCCAGCGGGCGAAGCCCGGGGATGCCTTGATGGCACCTGCGCTGATGATTGCGCTGACTGCGCTGGCGGCTGCGAGGCCGGTCAGAATGTCGCCGAAGTCCATTGCACTGCTCCTTTGTTGTGCGCGTTGTGCGCGTTAGATGGGGTGGTCAATCCCGCTCTGTACTGACCGACTTCACGACGGCGCCCACGATGTAGCCCAGCACGTTCAGTGCGAGCACCAGCGTGAACACCCCGAGAACCAACCAGTGGCCACTTCCGGTTCGGGCCACTGGAATAGATCGATGAGGATTGAGGCCTGTGCGTGTTCTGCCGCCGACACAAGCACGTACCCACCACACTGCGATGCAGGCTCCCCGGTGGGTACAAGCGTCCCCTCAGCTGTCAGAGACACGCACACGGCCATGGCTTAAGCCTGAGCAGCCGGGCGCACGGGCGCCTTCGACAGCGGGCGCAGCACGGTGAACTTGCTCAGCGAGGCCACGCCCTTGTTGATCTGGAGCATGGACTCGACATCGAACTCGTAATCGCCGGGCGGGTAGCCGGGCTGGCCGTCCTGGAGGCGGACGTCATACGGGTAAGCGAAGCCATCCGATTCAAGGCGTGCCTTCTGCTTGCGGGTGGTGTAGCTGATCTGCTCACCCTTGTTGCCCTCGAACGTGCCGCCGCGCTCTTCGATTTCGGCTTTCAGGACGGTTACCTTGATGCTCATATGTAGTTACCCCTTTGAGGTTTGCTGTACGGCCGCGATTTCGGGCCAGTGCGCTGCTGTGTCACCTGTGACCCACTTCGGCAGCGATGGCGAAGTGCAGGATTCGATTACCGCCCGCAATGCCTGATCGTCAGGGCAGTTCTTGGCGATGAAATTGAGGGCTGCGCCGTACTGGCGGCGGATGTGGCGGCGTACGCTCTTCCACGTCGCTTCAACGGCGGCTTTCGTGATTTCGATGCGCGTGGCAACACAGCGCAGAAAGGACAGCACCGGATAGGCCCCGAGCAGGTAGGAGGCCGGATCACGCAGGATGTCGAGTGGCAGTTCCTTGCGGTTGGAGTTGCGGAACTGCGCCTCATAGCGCACCCACGGCGAACTCTTGTCGCCTTGTTCCCTGCCCTTCTCGTAGACGCGCAGCTGCTTTTCCGACTTCTTGCCGCCCACATAGAATGTCTTGCCGTCGCCGCTATCGTAGTCGTCCACCAGCTGCGCCTTTGGGCGCTGACCACGGTTATCGAACTCGCCGGCTGCATACCACTTCTGCGCCAGACGCAATGGGTATTCGCCCACCAGATCATCGGCGCACACGTCAACACGGGTGATCCTTCCGGCGCAGCTTTCGAGCTTCGCTCGAAGCTCCAGCCACCGCTGCGCATGGCCGCAGCGCGCTGCGCCTATCACCTTGCATCCATCACCGGTTAGCTCGATGCGGGCGGTATACGTGCCATCGGCGCGGCGGCACTCTTCGCCGCCGAGTTCGATCATGCCGACGAACTTCTTGGCCGCGTCGATGATCTTGATTCGCCACGTGTAGAAGCGACCGCCGCCTGCTGCTTCGTCCAGTTCAAGGCCCAGCCCCGCGAAGAACCAGCAGAACACCTGCAGGGCAGCAATGCGTGCGTTCTCCGGGGAGAACTCGATCCACTGGCGGACCTCTTCGAAGCTGTCGCCATCACGGAACGCGACCTCGTCCAGAGCTGCGCGCAGATCGATGGAAGCGGAGAACCAGTCAATGCCGACCGTCAGGGTTCCATCGGCGTTCCTGAATTCACTGACTCCCCTGTTAGACGAGGGGAGTCCCGACCCGGCCAGCACCGCGCGATCACCGACCATTGGCGCGGCCCTTCCAGAGCTTCCACAGGCGACGGATCGCAAGCCATGACTGCTCAATCACGATTGAAGCTATTGCGCTGCCGAGGCAAGCGACAATCAGCGCAGCGCATGCGAAAAGGCCCATATCGGCCTCCGCAAGTTCGGCGGCAAAGGTATGGATGCTCATGCGACTCGCTCCTGGGCTTCGGCCAGCTCAGCGGCAGCGAGCAGATCACCGCGCTTCGTGGCCGCAATCTCGGCCCGCGCGAGTGCGATGACCTGGGCTTCGCGCAGCTGCTGCGCGGCGGTGTACTCACGCCGGTCGAGCAACCACGAAACGATGCGAGCGCCGCCAATGGACACGGCCACGATGGCGGCCAGCAGCGCGAAGGTAATGAGCGGATCGATCATCCCTGTTCCCCTACCCCAAGCCCCAAGGAAACCCGCCAGCGGCCTTGGGGTGCCGGTGGCGGGACCGCCTACATCCGTAGGCGATGGGGGCTTTATACGCGCCTACATCCGTAGGCGTCAACACCTGTAGGCTACACCCGTACACGAACCCGAGGCGGCTATGGACTGGAATGACTTCTTTGAGCGGACCCGCGTAGCGGCCAAGGTCGAGAGCTATTCAAAGCTGGCGCCGCTGCTGGGGATTACGGATGGCGCAATCGGCCACTACCGCATGGGCAGGCGTGTGCCACAGGTGTGGGTGGTGGCGGATGCGCTCCGTATCCAAGGGCATCCGGAGCCTGAAAAGCAGGCGATTGAGATCATGAAGCGTGCGGCGCTTACTTCGCCGGAACGCACTTTCTGGAAGCGCTTAGCGGCGACCGCGATGGCCTTGTGCTTGGCTGTTGGCTTTGCCCTGCCCCACAAGGCTCAGGCTGCGGTAACGGGCTTCGATAACGGCCACGTTGTATACATTATGCGAAAAAGTGGTAGTTATTGAGGTGTTGCGTTGAGAAGACCTTCTAGGCCTACTTGACCGCAACAGTGACGTGATAAATGGTACAAATCATGTGACTGCCACAACGGAAACGCCCCAGATCCCACAGCTGTCCGCCCGTATTTCCCCACAAGGACGCCCGCGATTTCCAGATCTCCCCAAAGATGCCCTTGATTCCTGGATCCGCACCTAAGACGCCCTCGATTTCTGGCTCCACATCCAGCTCGCCCTTGAGTTCCCAACTGCGCACCTGATCGGTCAGAGCTTGTCGCCTGCACTTCCCAGTTCCGCCAGTCGCGACATTGGTCGCAAGAACAATTAGACGAGATCTCGGGCCTGAACGTGCGAACAGTTCAGCGGGTTGAGCAGGACTACAACACCGCGACTTCCCTGGGTGACGCGCCACGCCCCGCTCCACCTGCTCAAGCGCGTCGCTCGCCCCCTGACCAAGCTTTGACCTTAACTGGGCGTCGGTGACTCCCTCCCGTTCTGGTCGGCATCTGGGCCTTGTAGCGGCTCAAGCGCTGAGCTATAACGCCTTAGCCAGTCGCTATAAAGCGCCGGTGTTGTGCCCGCATAGCCAATAGGCTCCGGGTGCCCGAGGTCCACCCAATGGGGGCACGGGAATCCTTCGATTCCGGAGCCATCCATGACCGCCAAACGCCGCAGATCCCTTCGCACTTCTGCCTTCTACGCCCAATCGGGCCGTTGCTTCTATTGCGGCCTGCCGATGTGGCTCACTGCACCCTCAGAGCTCGGGCTGAAGGCCAGTAAGGCCCGAGCCTTTCAATGCACCGCCGAGCACCTGGTGGCCCAACAGGACGGGGCAGAGACGTGTCCGGGAACGTGGTGGCCGCGCATAGCCGGTGCAACCAGGGCAGGCACCAGCGGAAGGGACCAGCCCCTTCCGCTGAAGCGTTCCGGGCGCTGGTTCAGACGCGGCTGGCAATGGGGAGATGGTGGTCCCGACTGCCATCAGGGATTGCACGTGCTTCCGTATGGCCAATTGAATTGAATCTTTGCAAGGAATCGGCAGCTGCTTGCCTGATTCGCTAGTCCACACTAGTGGCGCCCGATTGCGGTGCTAGAACGGCGAGTCTGCTGCGAAATGGTCGCGCATTGGGCCTAACAAGGTCTGCGACCCTGTCAACACGTCCGAGAATTCCACCTGTCGCCACCTTCTCGTTCCAATATCGTTCCATCCACTCGGCTTTATCCAGGATCTTACCCGGAGCGCCTAGCAGCCTCTTGGCGATGAAATGCCGGATGAGAGCGGCCTGGCTATCGAGAATCACGACGCCCGCCCTTGGATTAGAGTCATAAGCGCTGTACGAGATCAGATAGTGGACATAGTGGCGGTCTGGCTCTTCGTCATCCCACGTCAACAGGTTGCTTAACCCCGCAGCGCGAGCATCCGATCGCACCTCTTCGCTCACGAGCACCATGGGATTGCGTGCTTCCTTACATTCCATGCGATAGGCGTCCAGCATCGCCGGTCCGAAGATCATCTGAGAATCATGATGAATGCTTCTCGATGAAGGCGACGTACTTATCTTGGTAGAGCATGAAGAACTCCTTAGATGGTCGTGCCCATGGTGCCGAGGGCGGTTCCATTTGACCAGCGGGTGCGGGGCACGTCATAGGCCATGGAGCAATGTCAGCGACCTGGCTCGCGCACTAGTCTCGCAGAGGCTTGTTACGGCGCATCTTCGCATCGGATAGAAGCGAGCGAACGAGAGAGTTGAAGTCCATCCTGGCCCTAAAAGTTTCCTTCACCCTTGGTTAAACGAATGTCCGCTTTCGGTCAGAAGCGGACCAAAGTAGCCGGTGCTCTTCGCAGCCCGTACGCGACTTGGAGTCATATCATCAATCTGTATCAGGGCTCAGACCTAAGTGCCTGATGGTCCAATTCAGCGACACTATCCAGCTTCGGCGTCATCGCACACTTCGGGATACAGCCAGCGCGATCCGCTTATGGAACCAAACCGCACTGTGCCTTACTCTTAAGGAACATTGCCAACGGCAACCTTCGGCAATTGAATTTAGAGAATCCGGGCGGTTCATCCCGCGCGGCCCGTTAATGTCTACAGCTGTGGAGTTGTGAATGGCAGAAGATCAAGGTGGTGAAGAGGTAATTAGGGAGATAGGGAAGGCGCTAGCCCTTGCGTCTGAGCTTGATCCACAAATTGTTAGATCGCTTCGCTCCGCGATTGTTCAGGCGATGTCTGATTACGAGGACGACACGAATGCACAAGCTGCAGCCGCACTTGCGGCGGTTCTCGATTTTAGACCTGTGACGACCCAAGACGCCCTCTCGCAAACCTTGGGTGAGATCGGGAAGCTGGTCCAAGGTCTCACCGGACTGGAGGACGTTCATTACACTGTTGAGACACCAGAAGGTCGCCGAGTTCGCTCAATCCGGTCACATCTACCAACTGTATCACCCCAGCGTTTGACGGATCACGAGCAGGCAGATCTTGAGGCCTATATCGCTCGATATCTGCCACCGGACGACCCTCGCGAGGAACACGCGCCACGAGGACCGCGACTGTGACGATCAGTAAGTTAGCAATCCTCAACGCTGTGAAAGCAGCCATTTCGCGTGCTAAGGCGAGCGGGTCTCCCTACGCGCAAGGAAAGGCTTACGAACTTCGGGTGCTGCTTAGGCTTCTGCGAATCATCGATAGTGCGGGCTACAAGCTCACGTGTACCCCCAAGATGGCAGGCGTCCTGACGTTTGGAGGATCTCCATGCAAAGCAAACCATCCGGATCACGATTACATCAGTGGATCTACGTCTACTGAGAAGCTCGAGATTAGGATTTCAGTGCAGGTCACCACACTAAGCCATAGCTGGAAAGGCACGACGGTGGTCAAAGCGGCTGACCGTCACGAGATTGACGTCGGTGTATATCGTCCGATTAAGACCCGTCGCTATCCCGCATTTACGGAGTTACTTCTTGGGGTCTCGTGCAAGACTGGCGGCTGGAACAAGGCGTACGTCCGCGAGGCGCTAGGTATGCGTAGGGAGCTAGGATTCCTCACATCACCTAGGACGAGCTTGACGAGCTCAGCTCCGTGGTTCATCGCAACAGTTCCCTGCGATCCTCCGGTTCCCTTTGCCTTGTACGCGACCAACGCTGGGTCCGCCGTGTATGCGTCGTTGGCAGCTTTGGGGCTCTACGTCGAGCACTACAAGGGGTAG